GCGTCAGTCGTTCCGGATGCGATATGCTGCGCAACCTGTCTCAGAGAAGGACTGTCCCACGCCGTTACAACGGTCCCGATGTTGAACGGTACCACGTTGGCCTTAAACATCTCGTCGTAGCCGGTGACGGTCAGGATCGTAGACTCTGTATCGTATTCCGGTTTGGCCGTGTAATAAACGCCCATCGGAAGCCAGTCGGTGCTGTCTGATCCGTTACCGTCCCACAGTCTCGTCCAGACTTCCACCCTTGACATCATCGGGATCTGAGCTGCAGTCACGCCGAGCAGAGTGAACTTGATTTGGTTCATTACAGATTCGCCGACGCTGTACGAGTCAGAGTAGAGACTTTGCTCACGAGCGCACGACAGTATCTGATCCTGGCCGTACGTTGTGCCGCCGACCACAATCTTTGTCTCTGCGTAATGCCTGGCGTCTGCCCATATTGTTGAATAGTTGACTGATTTGCTTAGCATGTTATACCTGTGTTAATTCCAAAGGAGCTGCCTGTACCCACATACCGTCTGTCCTGGATACGGCCATAAGCAGTTCGGCCCACTTCGGGACCATTGTTTCCGTTACGTCAATTCCACGCTGGAAAGAGTGATATGTGACGCTTACCGGAGCCGCCATCAGATCGTTGCAGAGCTGTGTTCTCGTAGCGACATCGCATGGGTTGATATTGACCTTGACGCCGCCTCTGTGCCGGACCACAAGAACATGGTCCACTCCGTCCAAATCCGTACGGCTGATTGTCACCGGATCGAGCGTGGTCTTATAAGAGTTCGACGTCACGATGCCCTTATAATCGTGCGAATTGATTGTGAATGTCAGTGTCGTACTCATACTCCGTACCTCATATTCAGATTGTTGCTATAGTCGTAGGAAGTCTGGCCGATGACCTTACCGTCGAGGACCAGCTGGATCGTCTGCGGTGCGCCGGTTCCTACGCCCTGGAGAACTTCCTTCAGGCCGTTGACTATGTCATCCTTCATAGACTGCGTCTGTCCAGCATTGACTACCATCTCACCTCTATGCAGCTCCGCGATATATCCGTCGTATGGGACATAGTTAAGCCCGGAAGCGTGTGATCCGTCGTAAGACATTTCATTACGGCCGCTACGCCAGAAAGAGAGTTTGTCTATAAGCCAGCCAACTTTTTCATTGACCCAGCTCCATATCCCGTACCAGATGTTCTTGATTCCGTCCCACAGGCCGTTCATGATGTTCTTACCAAGAGTGAGCATCGTGCTGGCCAGGTTCCTCAGAAGCGTCTTAACTCCTTCTGCGAATCCACTGAAATCTCCGTTAATCAGGCTGAATATTCCCTTGATCAATGCGAGAACACCATCCAGTATCGGTTTAACGTACGGCATTATCCAATCCAGGAATCGTTTGATTGCATTCTGCACGACCGGGATCATATCGATGACCCACTGAAGGATCTCCATGACATACGGCATGAATTCTGCAGCCAGGGAATTTTTCAAGGCTCCCAGCGCGCCCTGGATCTTCGCGAACATGTCGTTCATCTTCGCTCCGGCAGAGACTGTATCCTGGGACATAACAAGGCCAAGGTTGTTTGCTTCTTCTCGCATTTCGTCAAGGCCTTCAGATCCGGCAGCGATGAGCGGCGTCATCTGATACGCAACAGTGTCACCGAATAGTTCGATAGCAGCTGTCGTTCTGTCTGTCTCGTTATCGATGGCCATGATCTGTTTAAGCGCATCATCGAGATTTAGGTCCGTTCCCTCGAGTTTCTTTGCTGCCTTCTCCATCGTGGTCATACTCACCCCGGAGAGTTCCGCTGCATAGGCGAGTTCCTGGTATGTCTCCGCGGCGATTCCCATTCGGATCGCACCTTTGTCGATAACATCCATTTGCTCAGCGGTTCCTTTTGCAGCTGCTATCATCGCACCGCCTACAGCTGTAGCGGCCCCGACCACTGCGGTCCCCCATTTAGCTGCCGTCTTGATCCCGTTCGACAGCTTTTCGCCAAGTGTTTCAGACTTCTCGGTTGTTTTCGATATTGACTTTTCCGCTTCGGAAGAATCGACTAAGATGCTGCCAAATAATTTGAAGATCTCAATAAGTCATCGCCTCCTTATAACTATCGCGCTTCATCAGATTACCTTTTGCCCACGGTCGCACAGATCTTAGTTTCCATCTAATTGATCCACCCTTGTCACGCCATGGCTGCTAAATTGTTCTATGTATCCGTCTACCTCTTGAAGAATCGACTGTGCCGACCTCTTTGGCTTCGGCTTTAATTCGTTCTTAAACTCGTCTAAGGAAACTTCGTAATCGTAGTGTCCAATTATCCAACGAGCAAATAAAAGTTCGTCATTCCGGCGTTTTTTCGCCTCCAACAACGTGATACAAGCGTCTTCCATGGGAATACTCAAGAAATACTCCCATGGATAGGCGCCCGCAAACATCATTGCTTCTTCGAAATTAACCCCGATAAGACAGTAAAAAAACGCTTCAGATCGTTCTCCTTTCCAAGCGTCTCTAAACTGTCGGCGAGCTGGTCGAGATCCATCTCAGCGATACTCTTCGCTTCGACTTCCAACGGACCGGCAAGCCATTCGTAGATCATTTTCTCGCAGCGGCTCTCGGCGAATACTTCTATCACGGACAGTATGCCGGTGATCCCAACATCTATCGTGTCTTCCTGTCCCGATAATCCTTTGATTACCGGGACAAGTTTTTCTTTCAGGCCAGACTTCTGTATAAGTCGCATCGCCTCGAATACATCTGCTGTGTTTACTTTCCTCATCTGTCTGCTCCTATTTTCTGATTTTCAGATTTTCCGACTATTAGGTCGTTGATACTGTCGGCAGATAAAATTCGACCGGCACCTCATCGAGAGAACTGACATCGTAATGCGCTGTCAGGACCACCTCGAATGTACCTTCGGCCTTGTCTGCTGCCTGCATAGTGAATCCGTTTGTGCAGAGTGCGTTCTTCAGAACGATCATGCAAGGATTTGCGCTGCCTATGATTTTCCCGATCCATGTCACGTTCGTGAGATAGTCAGAATCTTCATAGTTTCCGTCCGGGACTACTTTAGAGTAGCTTGCCGGGGATGTGCTTGATGTGGTCGTTGCTGCGCCAAGAGCAAGAGCTACCGTATCGGCCTTGACCTCTTTCATCGTTGCGGAAAGAGTTGCTGTCCAGGAGTCGATGACCTCAAACCCCTTCGTAGGACCTTTTGCTCCGTCTACTGCAATCTGCCTGACTTCCGGAACGATTGAAAGACTTGCGCCGCCTTCCGTGGCTCCTATCAGTTTCGCCGATGCCGTAGCGGGAGTGTCACTTGCAGGGTTGTAGTTCTTATAGAGCGCGCCGGCATCAAGCTGGATGTTCTTCTTTGTCTGAGAAGTAAGTCCTGTTATTGCCATCCTTAGTAACCTCCAATAAATGATTTGACTGTAAATAATATTCTTCTGTGGATCGTGTTTTCTTCGTCGGTCAGATTGTTTTTCACCACAGGATAGACTGTATAAGAGAGACCGTTTTCACATGCTGAATAGTGATTGAAGAGGTCCCATATTTCGTCGGTCAGATTCTCAACGGCCGAAGTGTCCGTCCCGAATCCGACTACATGTACTTCGAAGTCATACTGCACGCATGTCTCTTCGTACGTAGCTGCATTGAGGTTGAAGACGATGTAATTATTCGTCCCGTCCTCTTTCGCTCTTTCGTAGTAGACTTTGCTGCATTTCGTGAGCAGCCTTGTTCTGAGAGCCGTACGCAGAGCGATTGTAGATGTTACTGTCGTTGCCATTTCGTCACCACCAGTCTCAATTCTCTCGAGCGGTCATCGTAGTATTTGTCTACGACCTTGTACTCTTCGCTCGCGTAGGAGACGAAGATCTGACCGCTATAGTCCGCTCTGTCGGCAAGTTTGACCGTCAGGTCTGCCGTTTCGCCTCGAGCTTCTGCTGCTTGTTTATCTCTCCACGATGCAGATGCGACTTCACACCATACTTCCGTCTGGCCTTCTCCGGTCGTGCTGATAGTCTCGACAGGATCTCCGGCAGAACTGGTCGTGATGGTCTTATTTATCAGAGTGCATACATCGTCATACATCTTCTTCGCTTGCCTCCTCTAAATAGTCCTCATGCATAGACATCGCATTCGTGAAGTTGACATACATCTGTCCCCACTGAGAGCCTTTGCCATCGTAGTCGGTCATCCAGTGAACGTACAGTTTGCACGCCTGGACGATCTCGGTGTCTTCACTGGCCACTTTGGTCTGCGAGATCCCGAGTCTGAGCAGCTCGTTCTTACACGCTGCAATCAGCTCCGTAAAATCTGTGTCCACCTTGGTATTGACTACTCTCTGAGAGCCTTTAACACTGCTAAGGAGCGTCGATGTGTTTTCGTTATTACCAGGCATATTGTCTCCGTTCTTCCTTGCCTGAAAAGGAGCCGGGACGGCCGACAAGGAAAAACCGCCCCGGAAATATGAACTCAGCTGTTCTGCCGTTGGTTCCAATCTTCAAGATATGATTCGCCGCCGATCACGACTTGGCCGACGTGACCGAACAGCAGTTTCGGATCGCACCACATCTTTACCCCACGTTCGTGGAGCCTGATGCAGCACGATATATCCTCCCCAACGCCAAATATAGGGGAGAACGGTAAGCCGCCTTCAGTGAATATGTCTGCAAGTGGCTTGGTCTTCATCAAGACGCACCCGAATCCGCACGCCTCGATCTCGAATATCTCGCCCGGGATCTTCCCGACTCTTTCGACTATCGGTGTGCAGCTCCCGTCTTCGTGATATTCGATATGGCACGGCTTAAATACCGTAGGCCTAAATTGGTTCCTTCTCTCGAAGTACAACCCTGTTAAGAAATCTTTGTCGCCGATGCTTTCAAACATACGGCCGAGCATATTGCCCTCGAACACCATGTCCGAGTCGAGCCAGAGAATGTAATCGCAGCCAAACCCTATGGCCTTTTGTGCGAGCTGATTCCTGGCATCGTATACAAGCGATCCGGGGACAAACTGTATCATCGTGTCTTCCGGGGCCTGCAAGTTATAAAGACTTTGAACAAATCGCACGTCAAGTTGTTCATGACATGGGACCGCTATCATAAGACTCATCTTGTTACCTCCTTGTCGAAAATCCCCGGGCAGAGTTTCCACCCGGGGACATCGTTAACAATCTGACCTGAAATTAAGTTGCTTACGCTGTAGCTCTGGTGAACTTAACGAAAGCGTTTACGTTGTCGAGTTTACCGTCTGCGAGGCATACGGCTCTGAAGTTGACCGCGTTGCTCTTGAATCCAACGGACTCATCCTTTGCGACCTCGATAGGTGCAGCCAGGTTAAGGTGATATGCCTTGGATGCGCCGTAGAAGATCGTGTCGGTGCTGCTGATCACGCAGCTATCATCTACTACAACCGGTTTGCCCAGGATGTACTTGCTGCCGTCTTCTCCGAGGGAAGTGAATCCGGGGAGATCTACGTTTGCAAGAGCCTCGAAGTATACCTTGTTCGGCATGATCCAGATGGCATCCTTCTGATACTCTGCGCCGAGCTTTCCGGCGATCTTGGTGAGGTCGGCCTTGGTGATTCCAGCCTTGGTGAATGTACCGTCAGCCGTGGAGTGTGTCTGGTTGATGCCGGTGGGCTTGCTGGAGCCGTTGCCGGTGATGCATGCTGCCTGGAGTGCGCTTGCTACTTTGTTCGCAAGAGCGTCAAGCATATACTCCTCGAATGCGTCGATGGAAGCCTTGGCGAATTTGCCAGGGACTTCGACTGTCTTGATGAGCTGATATACGCCCAGTGCTACGTGGCCGATAACATCCGCCTGCTCGTTGGAATCTCCCCAAGAAGCATCACCGTTTGTGGTGTAGTTCGGGATGTTAACAGCTCCCATGAACTGTGTGAGGTCAACATACTTGAGAAGGTCGTTTTCCTTCAGTCTGTTGATGATCTTGTTCTCAGTGATCGTAGGAACTACGTCAACTGTGGACATTGCTGCTCTTTCCTCTGCGTCAAGAGCTTCGCCCTTCATGGCCTTGAGCCATGCTACCCTGTATTCAGCGGAATCAGGGGTGAAAGTTCTTTCTTCCATTTTTGTCTCCTTATAAACTGGTTCGGTGATCTCATCTTCCGCAGCTGCTCTGAGTTCGGCTTCGCGAATCTCGGCTGTTTCGATGATTTCCTTTTTTCTTGCTTCAAGTGCATCCATTTCAGCGGAAAGTGCTTCAAGGTCTGCTCCCTCAGCTTCAAGATCTATGGCGTCGAGTCTTTCCTCGATCTGATCCATAGTCATGTCTTTGATCTCATCCATTGAGTTAACCCTCCTTTATGGACTGCAATCTTGCTTTAAGTTCTTCGATTTTTGCTCTACGAGTTGCCTCTGCAAGTTCCGCTTCGGCCTGGGCCTTTTCTTCAGCTGCTCTCTGCTTTGCATTCTCCAATGTGGTCTCGGCGCTCTCCAGTGCCTCCTCCTTGCTTCTTGCAGCGAATGTGGTCTGCTCGTATGCCGGGAATGTCACCGCCGAAACTTCGAACACTTTCCCGAGAGACGTGATGTGTCTTATCGGATGTTCGGTCTCGAGGCCTTCCCATCTATCCTCATTGACAGTAAACATGAAAGACATCCCGGAAACGTCTCCTCTGTCTGCTGCCGAATAAAGAGCCTGCGCTGTTGCATTTCTCTCTGTATCGAGATCCGCTCTGATGTCCATTCCTTCTCCCGGAACGACTGTCATCTGCATCGTGCTGTTTTCGTTATTGTTCCTGGATCTTGCGAGCGGTATCACGTCCATTCCTTTATATCTCCTTTGCTCTTTGAAAATGGCTCATACGTACCGAGCCGAACATCTGTCGCACAGAAGCGACATAGCTCGCACGGTCTGTTTATAAACGCTTCTATTTCCGATGCCGTATGCTCGAAGATGTCTATTCCGAGATCCTCCTGCTTAATGCCCCAGTCAAGGCCGAAGTGGTCCCAGAAGTCATGTATCGTTCCGGCTATGCAGCACGGATAGAATTTACCGTCCTGGAAGAAGTGCCAACTGTGTTCGTGCAGGTCGCATCTGTTGAATGCGACTGCTGGGTCTCTGGTTCCTTCCGGATCAAGCGAAATGTTATACAGTTGCCCTTTCTCGTGCAGTTCCGTGTACGGCAGCTTATCGAGAAGGGATGTATCCTGGATGTTTATGTGGTAATTGCTCATCGTGACATCGACATTGAGATCCACGAGAGCCGCACGGTGTGGAAGCAGCCTTTCTCCCAGGATTCCGTTCGTAACGAGTACGAGCTTGCAGTCCGGGAAGCATTCCCTTGCGATCCGCAGGTAACTCAGCCAGTTAGGATTCAGCAAAGGTTCACCGCCCATCAACCGGATTATTTTGACCTGTTCGATTTCGGCAAGCCGTTCAAACTCTCTCCGGAACTCACCGAGGTCTTTGTGCTTCGGTTTCGCGAATACCGAGAAGTGAGAACACCCTCTGCAGCGAAGATTACACGCCTCTGTGATGTGCGTTTCGAAGTAAGGTATCATTTATCGTCCCCGTCGTTTTCTTCGCTCTCCTGGGCGATTTTGTCGCTTGCATTCCAATACTCACCGCGGATTATGTAGTCATCTCCGTCCTCTATCGGCTCCATGTTGAAAATCTCTCTCGCTTCGTTCCTGGAAAGCACTCCACGGTCGAGCAGTTTCTCAGCCACGTCCAGCTTCTCTGATGTCGATGCATACTGAAGTCTATTGGCCGTGAACTGGATGTTGTTGCCACGGACCTTCTGCTCCGGTGTATAGAGCATGTTTGACAGGACCAGAGAGAGCTGCAGCGCAAACGGTTCGACTTTTGCCTCATAGAACGCCGCCCACTCCTCAGAAGTGAAGTTGTTCTCCAGAATCTTCTCGTTGACGCCGAAATAACTGAACACACTGGCCTGTACGGTCTTGATCTGGTTGGAATCTATGAGGTACGGAGTGCTGTTGACCTGTTTGACGTCTGAATATTTTGTGTCGAACAGTGCAATACCGCCGTTGTTCGATATATCAAGGTTGGATGCGACCCATCTCTTACGCTCTGCCTCGATGTCACTCGGTTTAAGTGCGCTTCCAAGCTTGCCCAGGAACCTGATCGTCGCTCCCTGGTTGATTCCTTCCTTGATCCCTTGCTGCTGAGTGTACAAAAGGTCCAGAGTAGTCGATAATGCGGCGTTATTTTCACCGAAAAAGTCGTGTTTATAGAAAAATTTAGTCAAAACACCAACATTTTCCCGATACATAGCAGCTCTCTGGCCGTTTGCGAAGTGGAAAACGAGGTATTCTTTCTTCCCACGCTCTCTGATCTCGGCTTGAGACGGCTGAACAGGGTAAAAACCGACGATTTTTGTATAATATGCATCATAAATGGGTATTATAAATGCCGTGTTCTCCGTCTCCAGGATCGTGGCCGTTTTGTACAGGAATTTGCTCGTATCCATGTACGGATTCGGCTGAAATTCGAGGATTGTCTGAAGATCTTTGCGCGCTCCGCTCACGACCGGCTTTAATTTGCTGCAATGCGTTGCGATCGAGTGAATAGATGCTCGGCACAGTTCCGATTCGTAAATTCCGCCGCCGAATGTCCTGAAAACGGGCTGGTATCCTGTTAGTGTCTTGATGTACCCCGCGGTAGCCTCATAAGCCGCTTCTTTCGGGAATAACTTTGAGAAAAGGCTCAATTCGTTGCCTCCTTATTGAGATTGATGTATTCGCCCTGCTTGTCTTGCAGCACTTTGTACGCATCCAGGTACGCCGCGGTACCGTCTATGCGCTGTGTATGGTCTGCTGACTTCACCGGCTGAATATTGCCATTAACGTCTGTCTTTATGTTTGTGTTGATAAGGCACCACTGATCTATCGGCGAGTCGAATACGATCCGTTTCGCCTGCAGGTCTGCTTTTGTGTCTTTCATCGGCTGCGACAACGTGATCACACCTTGCCGGACCGGAATCATCGCATTTTCACCGAACTCAGCTGCGAACTCTTTAAGTAGCGAGTCGTCTATATGCCAGGGATCGTAACCGATAAACAGCGGATATAAGTCCTCTGAATACTTCAGCTCACGGAACCAGTCCAGGAAGATGTGTTTGTCGCACTTGTTCCCTGTCCAGTACATAGACTTTCGGTAGATATGCTCATCCCCGGGACGCATACACAAGGCCGTAGCTGCGTTCAGGTCCGTCGTATCAGCTGCGTCGAATCCGCCGATGCAATAGTCGAACTTATAATCGCCGAGATCCACTTCGGCCGATACGGTATCCTCGAACCGGAGCCAGGCCGCTTCTGATGTCTGCTTCAGGTTAAAGTCCTTCACCAGTACGGTCGGCTTGAACGCCGGATCGTCTTTCGCCTTCTGAACACATTCCCGGAGAAAGTCGAGGCTCTTGATGGTCCCGAGTCCGGGGTTCGCTTTTATCCAGGCATCTTCGTTATCCCATTCATCCGGGCTGTCCAGCTCGTATATGAACGGGAGGAAATGCTCGTTCTTGATCTTGCCGGAAAGAATGTCCGCTGCATATTGGTATTGCGCGTCGAATATCCCGTTCCGGACGAAGCCGTTGGTCGTTATACAAAAAAGGAGCGGCTGTCTTCTCGCTCCCATGCCCTGTTTGACCAGGTCGTATAAATCTCTGTTTTTGATGGCCGCCAGTTCATCGATGACCCCGCAATGTATGTCGAGACCGTCGAGACTGTTCGTGTTACTGGCCAATGGTTTTATATAGCCAAGGTTCCGCTGATAGTACAGATCCGTTGCACGCTTCCGGATGTACTTCTGAAGAAGCGGACTCTGTTGCTGCATCTTGTGGCACGCGTCAAATCCCAGTTTAGCCTGGTCTCTGGCCGTTGCGATGTTGTAGATCTGCGGAGATCCTTCACCGTCATTGACCAACATGTCCAACTCTATGCAGCTCGTCTCCGTCGTCTTCCCGTTCTTTCGCCCCTCAATGATAAGAGCCTCGTTGAATTGACGGATGTTATTATCGTCTACGAGCCCGAAAATCGCCTGAATGCGCGCTTTTTGGAATGGTTGTAGTGTAATTGGTTGACCGATTTTCCCAGATGGTTGTTTACATACGGACTCGATAAAACGGATGTGTCTGCTCGCTAATTCTTCATCGAAGTGGTATTTGTCGGGACATCTGAACTCTTCCAGGAGCATCTCGGCCGATTGCTTCATTTTTTCGCATGCAACAATCTTCCCGTCGAGGATCTCCGTGAAATATCGCTCAAATTCTGTCACTTGAAGAACTCTTCCTCGATCGGATCGTCGTCAGCGAGCTTATCCGGTATCAGATCCGCAATGAGCTTGAGCGTCGCGTTGTAATTCTTTATCAGCGTGTTGTATACGTCCGCCTCTGAGGACTTCTTGATGCCGTATTGCGTCGCTCCGTTCTGGTATTCTTCGGTCCAACCCTTCT